CGGCCGGGAGATCGACGTTGCGGGCAGCACCAGGGGTCACAACCCACTGGCCGTAGTCCGCGAACTCCTGAGCAGTCAGGACCCGATCGGCGCTCAGCGTCTCGGTGAGGGTCAGTTGCTTGTTCGACATGTTGTTTTCCTCAGGCCGATCAGGTGATGTTCAGGGTCGCGAGAGCGGACGAGTTGACGACAGCAGCACCGTTCCGCCAGTAGGCGTACAGGCCACGCATCCCGTTCGGGTAGTTGTTGGTCCCACCGAACAGGTTGGGGATCAGCTCCACCGACATGCCGACCCGGTCCACGATGGTGTAACCCTCACGGATGTCACCGAAGATCATCACGTAGTTCTCGCCGGACCCGTAGGTCGAGTCCATCGCAGCGTTGCCGTACACCGGCCGCCCGAGGATCGTCGCCGGACGATCCAACGCGATCGACGATTCCCAGATGTCCTTCTCCGCAGCACCGAACCCGCGGACCCTGTCGAAGATGACCTCGTTCGCCATCCACTGGCCACGGGCACGGAACCGCAGGGCCACCTTGTTGGCGAGGGCGTAGATGTCCGCAGCAGCGAACGTGTCAGCCGAAGCCGAAGCCTGGGTCTGACCCGAGTAGTTGGTGTACATGTCGTACACCAGGCCGAGCGGCTGGGTGCTGCCGGTGCCGGTCGTGAACTTCTCGATCTCGAGATCGTCCTTCGCGACCATCAGCAGACGGCCCATCTCGGACTCCATCTGCGGCCAATCACCCTGGATCTCGTAGGTGAACGGCACGAACGCATGCGCCTTGTACGGGGTGATCGTCTTGATCGCCAGCGTCGGAGCGTTGTCGGTCGCCTCGGTCGCCTCAGCGACGTAGGAGGCGGTCACCCCGGCGGACTGCACCACGTTGTAGTTGTCGCCCGTGATCTGCACCACGTTGGCGAGCTGACGCACCGTGTTCGGGGTGAGCCCGTTGTGCGCGCCGGTCAGGATGATCGTCGGGTCGAGCACCGTGGGGACGGCGTAGCCGCCCGAGGCGTCGGTGAGGCTGGCGGCACGGACGTGCTGCACCGACCGGATCTCGTCCGGGGTGAGCTCGTACTGGCGGCCGGAGATCAGCTTCCCGAACGCCGAGCGGTAGGTGTCGCGAGAAGCGGCGATGATGTGCCGGGACAGACGGCCGGACGGGTCGTCGGTCCGCTCGAGGGTGCGGGTCATCTGCTCACGCACATGGTCGCTGGTCTGGGCGACACGCTCGATCGCCGTCTTCGCAGCGCCACGAACCTGGTCGATCGGCCCGTACTGCACGTTCTCGTCGTCCAGCGGGTTCGCCTGACGGATCAGAACGGTCGGGGCACTGCGCTCCTGCGCACGCTCCGGGGCGTTCAGCACCTTCTCGAGCTGACGGAGCTCGCCCTGCATGCGCTCGATCTCCGGGCCAGCAGCCTCGAACTCGGCGACATCCGCTTCGAACTGGGTGCGCTCCTCCGCCGACGGGTCACCGTCACGGGTGGCGTACTCCTGGAGGCTGGCACGCAGCACGTTGCTGCGCTCAACCAGCGTGTTGATGGCGCTACGCAGCGCCTCGATCCTTGACATGGTTCTCCCCGTGCAATGCCAGAGCGACGCGTGCTCGGTCGCTCATCTGCTGCCGGGTGATCCCTGGGACCTGCCCTTGCCTGTCGGCTGCCAACTCGTCGGTGTCCTCTAGGACTGCCGGCTCCTCGGTGCCTCGATCCACCATCATAGCGCCATCCGAATCCGGCTCGATGTCATCCATCTCAGCAAGAGATGCACGCAGAGCGCGCAGCACATCCTCCGGAAGCGCCCGCACCAGACTGCCCACCTCGTCACGCAGCGACGACCGCACGGCGACAGCGGTGCCCGAGTAGGCCGGCCATGTGACCGGGCCTCGCTCGAGGATGTCCAAGGACGAAAGCGTCCTGCGGCGCATGCCGTCTCGCTTCGCCGGTTCCCACGACTCGCCGCCCGGCATGACCATGAACCGGAACGACTGACCCCAGATCGCCTGGTTGCGAATGTTCTCTCGCAACGGTTCGAAGATCGGGGCACGGTTGATGCGGTCCCAGGCGAACACGCCGCGCTCGTCTTCCCAGATGGCTCGAGGGGCGGCGACTGGCATGTTCCCGTAGATCGGCGAACGACCGTGGTCGTACATGACCACGATCCGGTCGCCGCGGTCCTTGATCGCTCGGGCCGCTGCGCCCGGGGCGACGCGCTCGAGGAACGGCCCTTCAGCCTCACCGTTGATGGTCGTCCACTGGTTGAACACCACGGAGTAGCCGGTCATGTTGAATCCGTCGGCGTCACGCAGCGCTGCGGCGAGCTGGTCCTTGACCTTCCCAAGGTCAGAGCCACGCGCCCGCTTGCCGTCTTCGTTCAGCACGTAGGCGGGGATGTCGCCGAACACAGCCGCACGCACGTTGTCGAGCACGACATCCGGCTCGATCGACGCCGCCAGGGCGAAGTCCCGTTCCTCGATCACTTCCCGCTCCTATCCGATGAGACGCAGTTGTTCGTACGGCTCAAACGCCTCTGCCTTCGCTTGCTTGCGACGCTCGACCGTCCGGACGCGATGGCAGTTCGCGCACACGACCTCGCACTTGGCTAGCTCAGCAAGAACGACGGCGGTGTCCTTCCACGAGCAGATCTGAGAGACCGAGGTCTTCTTCTTGGACCCCGGCAAGTGATCGAAGTCCAGGGCCGCCGGGTGGGCGTTGTAACCGCAGTCAGCGCAGCCACGCTCAAGCTTGATCGAGTCGGTCATCGCCCGGTGCAACCGATACCGCTCAGCGTTCTTGGCTATGCGGCGTTCATCGCCGCCGTAGCGAGACAGCCCTTGAGCCTCTCGCTTGAGCCTGGCACGCTCCCAGCCTGACAACTGCTTCTTCTTGGGGGTAACCTGCTCATCAGGCATCGCTAGAACCACCTTCTTGTGATGCTTCTGGCCGGGGGCGTTGCAGCGCTGCCCGGCCTTTCTCATGACCAGTGTACTGGGGTTCGGTTGGCGGGTTGCGACATCAGCCAGCATTGGCGTTCCCGCTGCCAGGCGCCTGTGTCTGCACCGACAACAACCCGGAGTGCTGCAACTTCGACCAGTCACCCGTCGTTACCGCAGCGATAACGGAGTCTGGTTCGGCCCCGCCGTCCCACAACGTGCGCATCGTCTGCGCCTGCTGCGACTGCACCTGGGCGTCATCCAGCGCGTCCGCCTGCATTGCCGACACGCCCGACACGTCGTACCAAAGCTCGGCGCCGGCCGGGGCTGGCACAAGCTTCCCGAGCGCCGACACCGCCTCCAACCACAACGGGCGGACCGTAAAGTCGGCGAACGACCGCATCGCCGTCGCATAATTCGCGTACGTCGACGCCGACTCCAAGCCAGGGACGATCGTCACCACGATCGGCGGGACACCGGCCGCAGCGCAGATCTTCGCGAACGCGTCCGACGTCACCTCTTTCGCCGCCAGGTCCTTGAGGTTGGTGCCGATCATCTTGAGGTCGGCGCCGCCGCCCAGGAACGCCGTGCGGAACGACCGCTCAACCCCGGCGTGCTTCTCGAGGAACACGTCACGGAACGCTTCCACCGTGTCCTTCGGCACCTCAGGCGGGAACACCACAGCCATGTTCGGGGTGGCGTTGTTCTGCCAGAACTTCGACACGTACCGGTTGTAGGCGTTGGTGTTGCTGATCTCCTCGAGCGCAGGCCGCAGATAGGACATGCCACGCCAGCGGGCGTCAGGATCCTCAACCGGAGCGTAATGCGCCACCTCCGACCACAAGAACGTCTCGGGGTCCTTACGTGACCCAGGCGCGCCGCACAGCAGTCCGATAGGTTCGGCGTCCCACGCCAACGCCGGGTCGTCCGGCTCGCGCTGCGAGCCCATCACGATCGTGCACCACGACGGGATCAGCCGGCGCATCCGGTTCGCGTCACGGACCACGAACCCGTTGCCGGCGGTGGCGGCGTCGACCTCGAGCCATGCGAGCAGCGGCGCGGGGTTGTCGAGCAGCGACAGGGCGGTGGAGGTGAACAGGTCGGCGGCCATCGGCTTCGGGCCGGCGCCGTACCGTTTGAACGCGAACCGGGCCTGCTTGAACAGGTCAACCCGACGGCGGACCACGCTGAACGCCACGCCGTTGGTGGAGTAGGCGGATTGCTCGCCGAGCTGGACGGGCGCCTCGTTCGGGCCGTACGTGGTGTTCTGCCCGAGCATGTAGGTGCTGCCGCCGTAGCGGAGAGCATCGAGCATCGGCCACGGCAGGGTCAGCGAACGTTCCTGCGCGCCGGTGCCGGTCAGGACTGCGGCGAGGTCACGTAGCCCCACGGCGCACCTTCTTCGCTCGGATCGACGCCAACACGATGCACGCCACCCCGAACACCGCAAGCCCTGCGGTCAGCCCGACGTCGCCGAACATCACTGTCGCCGCGGCGATCAGGCACGCAGCACCGAGCAGACACAGGCCCGCCACGTCGATCACAGAACGCCCACCACCCCCATAGCATACAGCCGCCACCCATGTAGCGACATGCACCCTCA